CGCCCCGGTGGCCATCACCCCGGTCTGGTCGACATTCGGCGGGGCGGCCAGAATCCAGTCGATGGGAAACTCGGAGAGGGCGCCGGCGTCGCCGATCAACAGGTCGAACGGCATCGGCACCGCCTGGCCGGAGATCACCGGGTTGCTGGTCGACTGGGTCTGCGCCGAATACGGGCGGGCCTTGAAGTTGACCGTCTGCCCGGAAGCGTTGTAGGCGGCCAGGGCGGCGTTCAGGGTGGCGTACACCGACCCGGCCGCGAAGGTCTGGTAGAAGGTGACCCGCAGATGCCATTTGACCACCGACGGGTAGTCGACCTCGGCGCAGAACGTGGTGGCGGTGACCGGCTTGTTCTCCGGGACCACCTCCAGGTGCTTCACGAAGCAGGACAGGTTGACGCCGCCCAGCTCGAAGTAGGCGGCGTTGAGGACGATCGGGGTGCCGCCCGCCGGCGGGGCGTCCCCGGTGGCCAGCAGACCGATCTCCGGCGGGTCTTTGACGGCGTTGGCCATGTTGTCCTCCCTACATCTGAATGGTCAGGATCAGCTCGACCAGCAGCAACTGGATGCCGCCGGCGCCGGTCATGTTCCGCCAGTTGCGGGCCATGCCGGCCGTCGCCAACTTCACCGACCCTTGAAGGGTCGGATCGGCATCCACCGCGGCCCGGCAGGTGGCCTTGAGGGCGTCAATGGCATTGTCAGATTCGACGCCGCCAGCGATCACGATCGGCAGCTCGACATCGTCGACGCCGAAAGCGATCGTGTTGTACATCTCCTGGACGGTCCGGGAGACGATCACCGCCGGCGGGTTGATGATCTCCGGCGGCCGGTCGTGGACGAAGGCGGTGGTGGCCGCCCCGAACATGGACACCAGGGCGTCGGCCACCGGCGCCCGGGTCCAGCTCATGCGAACACCACGGCCAGGTAGGGGGAGAGGTACTTTTCGACCTCCGGGTCTTTGGGGCCGACCCGGACGATGCCCATGTCCCCCCAGCCGACCGTGCCGTCGACCGAGTCTCTTCGGCGGTAGCCGCGGCAGGCGTCGAGCAGGGCGGCCTGGAACAGGCCGGCGGGCAGAAAGCCGGGCAGGCCGGGGGTGGTCCACGCCGGGTCGGCCCGCATGGTCACCCAGTCGATGGCGGCGGCCAGGGCCTGGGCGGTGACGGTCTGCTCGGCGGCCGGCTGGCCGGTGGTTCGCAGCCAGTTCTCGACGTCGGTGGTCGTCGGCCAGCCCGTCACCGCGACACCCTGGGGGGCGCCGTGCCCGAAACCGCCGTCGAACCCGGAGCTCCACGGACTGCTCACAGGTTGGACACCACCGACGCCATCACGGCCATGGCCGACAGGATCCCGCCGGCCACCTGGGCGGTGTACTTGACGGCGATGTTGGTCGTGCCGGCGGCCAGGTGGGCGATAAAGGTGACCTCCAGGCGGGCTTGGACCTGCTGTTTGCCGCCGACGAGGAGCACCTGTTCGGGTTTCGAGCCGACCGGGACGACGGTCGCCCCGGTCAGGTCCAGGCCGACCTGGATCTGATTGGAGTTGGCCACCGAGTCGACGTTGGTGGACAGGACGAACTGCATGTCCTGCGCTTCGGCCAGGGTGAGCGGGTAGACGGTGGTGCCGGGGACCGGCGTGAAGGCGGCGTTGACCGCCAGCGTCGCCGGCCCCTGGTTGACCACGTTGATGTACGGCGGGTTGGCGTCGTTGTACAGCTCGGTGACGACGGTGCGCATGTCGGCCGGGCTGATCGCCCCGGACGAGTTGTCGGGGAGCAGGGCCAACAGGTCGTCCAACGTCACCGAGCCGACCCCTTCCTGCTACCGGCCCGACCGGGACCGGGTCTGCGTTTCCAGCTCGGCGGCCGGTTCGTCGGCCACCTCAGCCGGCGCCGGGATGGTGGTGCCGGCGTCGATCTTGATGATCCCGCTCGGATATCTGGCCAGAACGGGGGCGGCGTAGCCCCACACGCCGAGACGGACGGCGGACGGGCCAAGCACTTCCTCATACCGGAAGTTGAACGTGCTGCTCTCAAGGAGCAGCGAGTCGTCGGCCTTGAGGACGTAGATGTGGTTGTCGACCCCGGCCCAGGAGGGGATGCACTGCAACCCCACAACCTCGCCGGCGATGTGCCCGTACTGGGTGGCCGCGCCCAGGCCGTAGGCGTTCATCGGCCCGTGTTCGCCGGTGGTGACCAACGGCCGTCCCTGCTGGTCCTTCTGCTTGCTGAGGAACGCCCACGCCCCGGTGGACATGAACACCACCCGGGGCGGCGCCTTGCGCCGTTTGATCACCGAGGCGGCGGCGTCGATGAAACAGTCGGGCAGGTTGGCGTAGACAGGGGCGGTGCCCGGGTAGGTGATCACCGCGGCGATTCCGGTGGGGGCGGTCAACGCCTCGAAGGCGGCGACCACCGCGTTCTCTACCGCCTCGTTGTAGGCGCCCATACAGTCGGCGTAGATGATCCCGTCGATGGCCGGGTTCGACCCGTCCACCAGCTGCCGCGAGACATCGACTTTGCCGGTGTAGGTGACCGGGTTGGTGGTGATGACGTTAGTGGTGAACGAGCCGTCGGCGGCCGGGTTGCCTTCGGGGGATTGGGCGGCGATGACGGCGGCGGGGGTGACTTGCTTGCCCAAATTCACGGGATTGGCGTTGTCGATCCCGACCTTGCGCAGGGTGTCGGCCCACGGTCGGGCGCCGTGGGCGATGATGGCGAACTCCTCGAACAGCCAGCGGGGCGGGATGACACCGGGGCCGGTGGCGGTGGTGCCCATGGCCCGCATCTGCAGGTTGTGACGGTCGAGGCGGGCCAGGGCGTCAGGTTCCCGGTCGACCTGGGCGTGAAGCATGTCCCGAAAGAAGCATTGGCGGTCGGCGCCGGCGTCGGGCGGCTGGTAGATCATTTCCTCGGAGCGGACGTGGACGACGGGCAACTTGGAGGCGTCGGGCACGGCGGGGGCGTCGGACATGGCCCGCACCGCGGCCATGCGCCGGTCGTCGGTTTCCCTGAGCTCGACCAGGCGGGTGCCGAGGGGCGCCATCTCCGAGCGGAGCCCGTCGAGGAGGCCGGCTTCGGTGTCGTCGGGGTCGCGGCCCTCGTCGGCGCAGCGGTTCAGGATCCCTTCGTACTGCTCGACGAGCTGGCGGTAGTCGGCGCCCAGCTTGTCCATGAGACGGTTCGCCATGGTGAAACTCCCTTATCCGCAGGGCGCCGGGGCGCGCGGCGCAAGGACCATCGCCCTTGCGACCGTTTCACCACTCGGCGTTTCACCCCACGTGTGGGCGTTTCACCACTCGGCGTTTCAGCCGTCGCCGGGCATGCTACCCGCCGGCGTCAAGCCGGGCGAGGATGCCGTGGGCTTGGAGCAGGTCGGCCCGCCACGCCGACCCCGGACGCATGGGCCGTCCAAGCGCCCGGACGGAGGTAACGGCGGCGTCGGCGTAGACGGGCTCGTGGGTCAGCGTAACGTGATCGAGGTGGGCGGACTGGCGTTCCATGGCCCCGTCTGACCCTTTCCGTGACGCCAGGGCTTTGAACCCGATCGACAGCCCGGTGACCTCCCCGGTGCGCACCAGTTCCAACGAGTCGGACGCCTTGGATGTGTTGAACAGCGGCCACTCGCCGTGCAGGCCGTCCTGGTGGTCGGAGAGGAGGCTTGTCCGGCCTATCGGCTGCTGGCCGGCCAGCCGGTCGGAGTGCGAGGCGTACAACTTGACCAGCTGCCAGGCGTGCGGACCTCCGCTGATCTGGCGGTCGAAAGCGCCGGGGATAAACCGCTCCACGCCGCCTCCAGGCAAGGTGGCCGGCGTGCCGTAGGGGACGGCCCGGCCGACCAGGGTGCGGCCGTCGCCGTCGGCCCGCATGTGTATGACCACGTCGAAGCTGCGGCACTCCAGCGCCGCCTCCGGTTCCCGGGACCGGCCGCCGCTGCCGCCCATGGCCTGGGCCATCACCTGGGAAACCTTTTTCAGTTGGTCGGGGTTGAGGCCGAGGCCCATCATCTGGGACATGGCCTGATCTAGGTCATCCGAAGACGCCCGGCCACTGCCGGCCGACCCCTGGTAGCCCATGCCCGGCCCGGTGCCGATGTCGGGATGGGCGGCGGCCATCGTCTTGGCTTTGGCCATAGCCGACGCCCGGGCCGAGGCGGGAATGGTCGACGCCTGGGGGATGCGGGCCAGGGCGTTGCGGATGTGGGCGGCGTCCGGCTTCCCGGAGGCGTCCTTCACGGGGAAGAACCGGTGGGCGCCGTCGGTTTTGCCGTCGGTTTTGGTGCCGCCCGGGGCGATGTACAGGAACGCCGAGTCGGGCAGGTCGTTGACGTAGGCGGTGGTCCACACGTCCCGCAGCTCCATGCCCATCTGCTGGTTGGCCGCCTGAAAGCCCATCACGGTCCTCCCGGGGGTAGCTGGTTGCCGGTGGGCGGGCCGCCCACCGCGGCGGGCAGGGCCGGCTGGCCGGTCGGTTCGATCTGCGCCGGCTCGTCGGGCGACACCCCGGCGGCGGCCACGGCGGCGTCGATCTCGGCCTGGGCGACGGCCGCCGGGTCCAGGTTGTTCCTGGCCCGGACCTCGTCGACCAGCAGCCACGCCGACTGCGGGCCGGGACCGCCCAGCGCCGCCTGGAAGGCTTGGAACTCGGACAGGGTGTCGGTGTGCAGGCTGGCGGTGATGTCCCACTGCACATGCTGGCCTCGGGGCAGCAGCTCGAGCGAGGCGGCCTGCTCCAACAGTTTCAGCCACGGCGCCACCGCGTCGTTGCGGGCCTGGACCTCTTCCATCTCCGCGTTCTTGTACGACGTCCCCACGTTGGCCCCCAACTTGGACGGGGGCAGCCCAAACAGCAGGGCGGCGTCGATCAGCGAAAACTGGCGGGACTCGACCATCTGCGAGTCGACCGGCCGGAACGACACCGGGGTGAAGCTGGTGAGCTCGTTGAGCACGGCCACGCTGGACACCCCGGAGTATTTGGAGATCCACGCCTGCTTGGCCGTGTCGGCCTGGGCCTGGGTGATCTCCGGACGGTGGATCTGCAACACCCCCATCGGCATGCC